AGCCGTACCTAATGCGGTACCATTCGGGAAGATGTTCAAAGTCGTTGCTGTTGAACCAATCAAAGGGAAAATCAGACCATCAATGTCGTTGAACGAGTTGTGGAAAGAAAGAGTGACAGAATTATCGATCAATCCTGAAACTCGTGTTACTGCACCGGCAGACCCGAAATTCGTTGTTGGTACCTCTGCAGCAGAAGTCGTCAATGTTATTGCTGCCACGCTCGAACTTACGTCTGTTCCTGCAAGTTGGACGACTGCTCCGGTTAAAACTAATTTTGCCATGATTATTTATCTCCTGCCTTATCGGCTTTCGAGGTTGAACTATCTATTAAAACTACACGCCCAGAGGCGACGAGCAATGATACATCAGGAACATCGGTCTCATCAATAGTGGCTGGATATTGTTTATCAGCGACAATGAAGCCTTCAACGACTTGATACTTTGCCATAGGTTAAGCGTACACCACGACACGAAAATCCACTGTCAGATATGTTGTGTCGTTTGCGTCAACCGTTGAAATGTTGGATGCTTCTTCCACAATCAAAGTTTGTGCTTTACCACCAAGAGTCTTGTCGCCTTCAATGGCGGCTCGAATCCCTGAGTCGTAGGAAAGATAGGTGTCCATCAAGTTTTGTGCTGTGCGTTCCGCAGCTCGCCCAACAATCACTGAAACTGTGAAAACGTGTGTCACTAACCCTTGACCCATTGCACCGTGATAGGTGACAGATTCAAGAGTTGGCCAAGCAATACCGCCAAGGGAAGGATTGACTTGATCTGGTTGAACTGCGTAGGCGCGAAGATTGGTGATCGTGTCCAGTCGAGTCTTGAGACCAGTTTTGAGTTCTGTGACTGTTGCGGTCATGCGAACATTCGCATCTTGCGATACGGCTCAACAAGTTGCATCACATCAGGGTCAAGTGCGCGAGATACTCGCATCACACCAAGGTCGCCGAAACCTGCAACACCAAGAGGCGAGTCATACCGTTTGAAAATTCGTGAAGCCTGAATGATTGTTGCTTGCGTAATCGGTTCCGGCACAGCAGGCCAACCCCACAACGCTGTCACCTGCACCAACGCTTCTTCACCAAAGTTGTTGTTCAATGTCGGCCAAAGATAATCGCCGATTGCGCGGATGCGTGTGTATGGAACTGTGAGACCGTCAAGGATTCCGTTAACTGGTTCCAACTGATAATCAGATGTTGTCCAAGTCGTATCAAAGATTTGGTTTGCTTGTTGCGAACTTTTCACCGTGATAGCAGTGCTAGACATATCGTCAACTTGGCAAACAAAATCGCTACCTGCTGTGAAAACTCTAGAAGTTGCGGTGCCAACTACCCAGAAAGCGCGGTTTGCATAGCCGTCAATTAGTCGTGACGCTGCACCAGCACAGTTGTCAATTAGTTCGTCGTCTTGTGTGTCGGCTGTGCCGATTCGAAGTGCAGCCTTTATCTGATTGCGAGTTGCGTAGCCGTTCACGATTGCCATGGTGCTTTTATCCTACTTCAAGATTTGTGGAGGGAATTCTATCCCAGGCACAACATTATGCTGACGCAAGATTGCACGCATCTGCTCACACTGAAGTTCACCATTCGCATCACCTCGAATGCTGTACGCATCAGGATGACGGATATGGTCAAGAAGAAGAGGACTGGTTCTGAACTTAACTTTCAAACCAAGTTTACGAATCTCCATCCATTGAATCCAATCACACCAAATGGTCTCTCTATACAAAACCTTCTCAACAACTGACCGACGAATAGCAGACGCACCTCGCATCGGATTGTGATTTGTGTGAAGGATGTTTTCGAAACCAATAGGATCAGCATCCCAAATCATCCCATTTTCCAAACAAGGCACAGCCTGAATGTCAACATCGTCTTCAACATCTGTCAAACCATCCAAACCATCTGGGAACCAGATGTCATCCATGCCGACGACGATAAGCCAATCAGATTTAGCCATGAGCATCAAATCGTTCCAACAATTCCATTTATGAAGCGGTTGGACAATGTTCACCCAACTTTTAGGCAAGTCCAATGGCTCAGGTGAAGAGATAAGAATCTCATCTGGTTCTGTGTTTAGATTCAACATAGATTCAACAAACTGGGAACCAAACTTCTCCCAGTAGTCACCCCAAACTGTTGAAATAATTGCGATACTCATTTGTCCCAACTTAGTTCAAGTCGTCGTTGCAAATCCCAGTGACCTTCATCAAAGCTCGCGTTGCGCATCTTGTTCAGTTCAGCATTTGACTCAAAAGAAACAGTGTTCTTGTGGAAGAAACTTTCATCAGATTGAAGAGTCGCAGAATTGATGTGGCTAATAATAGGATCGGCAACCACAGCAATAGGAATGTGGGCGTGCTTCGCTCGACGCTCATAATCGTTGTCTTCAAAATATGCTGGATGAAAAGCCTCACAAAACAAACCAATCTCTTTCACTACATCGCAACCAATCCACGCACAAGCCCATGGCGGAGTTCCAGCAAGTTGAATCTCGTTATCCTCACACGACAGCCAAAACCGTTCAAGTTTGCCAGGCAGAAACTCTGCATCATTATTCAACAGAATCCAACCCAAAGCGAACGGTGTTGATTTGATACCAAGATTCCAAGAAGTCGCCACACCAAGATTTGATGGCATGTCCCAGATGTAAGAAGTTTTGATAAACGGATTATCAAATGCTTCAACTTTGCCTTTGCCATTATTGATGACAATCAACTTCTCAACTCCATAGTCGATTGAACCGATGCACTTGGCGAGCAAGTCATATCGGTTGAGAACAGGGATGATTACAACCGGCACCATGCGGCAAGCTCCTTCATTGCAGGCTTCCAGAACTCATCAAATACCTGATCTGCCTGATATTGCGCAGCATGGGCAATAGCCTTCTCAGAACGGCTCCTAGGTGCCTCATACGCGCTTTTCAACGCATCCAAGATGCCAGTAACCCGAGGCGTAAAGAACCAAGAGTTCTGCGCCTGATCCCACCAAGGCTGACCATCCACAATCCAGCCGTCGCCAACCAGTTCAGGCTGTGCCGAGAAGTTAGAAACAATCACTCGTGTTCCACAAGCCTGCGCCTCAATGACAGGGATTCCGAAACCTTCACCCATTGTTGCCGAGAGCAACACGTCTGACGCTGTGTACATTGCAGCCATCACACTTTGAGAGATGCCGTGACGATACGAATACTGGTCAACGATTTGATACTTGTCTTCGCTGATACCGCAAGCGATGCAAAGTTCACGCAAGTTCACGCCACCCATCGCACCATCAGGTTCGGTATAAAGATAAAGACGCGCATCAGGATGATCTGCTGAAAATAACCCGAACGCCAACAGATTCTCTGCGAACGCTTTGCGCGACGGAGACACACCTTTGTTGAAGTTACAGATAGACACAACGAACTTGTCTTCTTCAAATCCCATGAACTCTCTGCCAGTGATTGACTTGCCATCATTTGTTTTCACTGATGGTGTTGGTTTGAAAATTGATTCGATGCCGTGAGGAACATAGAGATGCTTGATTCCAAACACATCCAACATCTTTGAACCAAACTTTGACATCGCAATCGGATAAACATTCGGACGATCACACCAAGCAGCCACTTCTGGTGGCGCAGGCTGATGGTCAATCGGAACCCATGACGCAATGTTTTTGACATTCAGCAACGAAGGCGACTTCAAAACCCATGTGTCAAACAAAGTCATCAACAAAGATGGCAGATCACTTCCGTTGCTCCAGTCAGCGTGGTGCGCTGCCATCACATCAGTTGAATATGTTTCAACACCTTGTGGATAGATTTTGAAACCATTCCACATCGACGCAGACCCAGCGAGGCCGTACATCGCATGGACTGCTACTTCGTGTTCTTCTTTGGCGAGCCTTTGGATGACTTGCGCGGTTTGCTGACCGTAGCCGGTCGTGGCCCATGGGGCGTTGGAATACCAGGTGATGCGGAGTCGGTCGGGATTGACAACACGGCTTGCTCTGGCAAGTGCGCCACGCCCGCTCGAATCAACTTGTCCGCCAACTCTGCTGGCAACTCCACTGGCAC